AAATCACTCGAACAACTGGAGAAGAAAGATGAACTGGCGCGAGCTAAACAAAAAGCTAAACATGCTGACCGAGGGTGAGGTGCTGGCGCTGCTGGAGGCCGAGCGCCAAGGCGCCAAGCGTGTGACGTTCTTGGAGCGCCTGCACCAGCGGTACACCATGCTGCGAGCAGCGCGCGAACGAGTGGAACTACTGAAGGAAGCAGTCAAATGAAATCCCGTATCCTAGACCCCAACTTTAAATATGTGCCGGCAGCGGCGACAGATGTTCAGGCAACATGGCGAAAATTTGGATGGAAACCTCTCGATGAAATGCCCAACGTGCGCAGCGTGGACAGAAGTAAAATTGACCAAGCAGATGGGCGAGTACGTCCAGAGATCAAGGGTATGCGGCAATGAGCACAAGTTCACCACAGAAGAGCGCGTCGTCCCCACCAAGCCGCACGGAGGGGCCAGACTTCGCAAGCTGGAGCCCAATGGTGCTGACGAAGTTCGCGCAAGACTCCTACGCAAAGATGCGTGAGCAGGAGGACCAGCTAGAGCAGTTGCGCCAAGACCTCAAGACGGCGCTAGAGGCTTACCGGGCCTTGTTGCGGCTGTAGAACAGCGTCCGGTCGCCGAACAGGTAGAAGCCCACAGCCGCAGCGAAGTTGTCCACAGCGTCGCTCGGCTGGCCCGACAGCTTGAGCGAGGCCCAGGTGCCCAGCACAATCATCGCTACAGTGGGCCGCATAAGGCGCACAGCGGCCTCGACCCACGGGTACGAGGGGTTGGCCCCACCGGCCTCGTTCATCGCCTTGAACATGTCCAGATCGAACTGGCGCATCTTGACGTACTCTTCGACGTTGACAGGCTTGTAACCGTCGGTCTGAATGAAGCGCCCAATGAGCGACTTGCCCAGGTCAACGGCCAGAGGGCCGAGGGCTGCCAAAATCGTGAGCGGGTCCATGTCACACCTCCAGCAGGTCGCAGATGCGGTTGGCCCAGCCTCGGCTGAACGCCGGCCAGTTGGGCAGCTTGGCCATGAAGCGCAGACGCTGGGCGAGGATGCGCCGGCGCAGCCCCTCGGAGTGCAGCGTACTGGCCGCGCGGATGGTAATGGGGCCGATCACGCCGTCGTCCTTGACGCCGCAGGCCCGCTGGAGCCACTTGGCCGACTGAGCCACGCCTGAGTTGACGGCGCCGTCGAAGACGATGTAGCGCACGTCTGGGGGCAGGCTCTCAGCCTGCACGGCGTCCCAGTACCGCTCCTTGTAGATGCGCTGCGCCAGCTCCAGCGGCAGCTCGCGCATGTCGCCACGGTAACCGACCTCGCGGGCCACGGCTTCGGTGACGCCGTAGCGGGTCTTGCCGCCAGGGTCGGCGGGATGGTTACTGTAATCGCCCTCATGCTTGAGCAGCTTGTCGAAGGCGGTTAGGAAGTTCACTTGTCAGCCTTGTTCTCAAGCCGATCGAAGATTTTTCCGAGCATCTCTCGTATGTCCCTAAGATCGGATCGGTAGTCGTCGCGGCCAACGTAGTGCGTCGGCATCTGCCGCACATCAGCGTCAAGCCGGTCGATGGCCTGGTAGATGCGGTTGAGTGTCCAGCCCCCGAAGAACCCTGCGACGGCCACGGCGATGTTGAAGAGAATTTGGTAGTCCATGACCGTTAATTTGACCAAACGTTTGCGCGAAGTTCAAGACGAGTGACAAAATTTTGCAGTTATCTTTGTTGGGCGGCTACAGGTGCGGCGATCAATGTAGACAGCAGAGCGTTATTCAAAGGTTCTGTCGCCATCAAACTATTAACCGGACGATCATATGTCGGCAGCGCGCGGCGCTGGCCCATTTGGGACAGCAGGTAGTTGCGAGCACCGTAAGACACCGTGCCCGGCGCCATCATGCCGAGCATAGCGCCTGCTGATGCGCCTTGAGTGCCACCAAACAACGCGCCTGCGCCCGCGCCTACGCCGCCGCCCAAAGTCGGGCCAAGCATGGTGCCCGCGCCGGGCGTTCCCATCGTGCCCGGCGGCACCATCACGGGCCGCGCGACATTGGCAAAGCGTGCGATCAGGTCAAGATCGCCGCTGAAATACCGCCCCCGCGTCTGCAAATCGTTCGCCAGTTGCCGGGCGTTGACAGAACCTCCACCCTCAACGATTGCATCTTCTACTGCGTGGCTGATTGCCATACGCTGACGCGAAGCGCGGAACTGATCAAGCATAGCTTGCGCGTTTGGGTTTCCGGCGGTTTGAAGCGACCGTTCAATCTGGTCTTCCAAAGCGTTGCTGATTGCGCGCTGCGCCAGCCCCAACTCATTGTCGCCGCGAGCCAAGTTGGCGCGGGATGCTTCGCGCAGCGTGCGAGTGGCGCCCACAGCGTCGGCGGCGTTAAATTGCCCGACGCGATAGTTAGCCACCAAGTCTTGCACAGGTTGCGGTATGGCGTTGGGGAACGACCGGCCGGGGCCGGTATACGCGGCAAGAACATTGTTTAGCGCGTTGTCAAAATCTTGGTCAGCGCGTACAACGCCAATGTTGTTAAGCGGCGCGTACCCTCGCTGGTACTCTTGCCCGCGAATCTGACGCATGTTTTCGCGGGTGAGCGGCGCGTCGTCCGGCAGACTTAGCGCGCGGCGCGACAAGCGATCCGTTACCTGTTGGTTTTGCGACGCAGCCTCTTGCTGAGTGCGGGTCTTGCCGGCCAAACGCTCAAGAAGCACGTTTTGCGCGCTGGGCGTAACGCTGCCTGGCGTAACAAGATAGCCTTCTGCTTGTCCTTGGCGAATTGTCAAGTCGCGCACAGCGTTGCGGGCTTGCTCGGCTTGCAGCCGCGCTTGTCTGGCTTGTGCAACGCTTGTTATGGCGGTCGGCGTACCCATAGCAACAGCCAGCCCCGCAACAGGGCTACCCGTTAGCTCTGTAGTAGTCTGACCCGCAGTGCCTGCGGCCAAACCTTTAGCCGCGCTTGCGCCTACCTCACGCAAAGACGCTGCGGGCGAGATCGCGCCGCCCGTAGCGGCTTGCAGACCGACATCAAGAATGCGCTGGCCGGTCGTCATGCCTTCTGTAGGCTTGATCAGCCCCATTCGTTTGAACGCTGCTGCTACTGGCTGGCTTGGCTCGGTAACGTTCGGCGCCAGTTCTGGGCGGCCGGCTGCGGTTACTGCCGTGCCATACGCCATCTTTGCGAGGTTGGCGATGTTTTGCGGCGTATTGATAAACAAATCCGCAACGCCGGCGATCGCTTTGTAGGGGGCGCTAGTGGCGACGTCTAGCGTAGACGGCGGCTGGCGCGGGCCTGGAATGCCGGACGGCGGTGCGGCGGTAAATTCCGCAAACGGGTTTGGCTGCGCGGCGAATTGAGCAAACGGATTTGTCGCCATTACTGCCCCCTTGCACGTTTAGCTGCGCCCGCCCCAAAAATTGCGTCAAATTGCTCGTCAGTACCCCGGCCAGCCTTAAGAGCGTCGATTGCTGCTTGTGGGATGGCTGGCGCAGCACTTGGGGTTTGTGCGGCGGCGGGCGTAACGTATTTCTTAAGCTCCGGTCGGTCAAACAGCGATTTGCCGCCGGGCCCCGAAAACCAAGCATCCTCTGCGCCGTCGAAACTGTTTTTTCCTGGCCCCCTGCGCCATTCGTTATAAAAGTTGCGCTGCTCTATGTCCCGCTTAAGTTGCGCTTTTGCAACATCAATGATGAACCTATTCGCGTTAACAGTGTTGCCAAGTTGCGCGCCCGTCTGGGTAATACGTTGCGCGTCTGCTTCAGTCTGCGGGCCTTTTTGCTCAAGCTGACGCTGAAGCACAGCTTGTTGCGTGGCCGCCAAAAAAGTCTGCGCGTCTGTAGCAAATTTTTCTGCTTCAGGTACGCCCAACGCCGCCAATACAGACGCGCCAGCTTTTTTAACCTCTGTACCAAACCCAGTGCTAAACCCTTGGTCAAGAATTTTTGCTTGAGTATCCAGCGCAGGCAAAGTTTTTGCGGCTAAGCCGGCGGCTTTGGAGATGTCTTCGTATTGCTTGACAAGAAGCTCACCAAACTTTCCTCTTTCGGCCTTTTCTTGCACGTTAGTCAAGTTAATTTGCGTAGGCGGTGCGTGTGTCCCAAGTTTGTCGATCTTTTTTTGGATCGCTACAACATCAGCGTCAGTTCTTGACTTACCCCCTTTAATCAAAGCATCGCGTTCTTGCATCAAGCGAGAAATGTCGCTAACTTGCGGCGCTTGCGACAACCTTGAAAATCTTGCAAACCCTTCTTCGGTGATCGGGATGCCCAACTCACGCATTTTTCTGATTGCGTCAGGAGAGCGCGCCGATTGCATGGCGTTTTCAATTTGCTTAAGAAGCACCGCAGCGTCGGGACTGCCGGCCCTAACGGCGAGGTTATATTGCCGCCTCAAAGCGTCTATGTTCGGCGCCGCACCAGCAGCCGCCGCCAACTGATTGAGGTTTGCAGGAGGCGCGGTAGGCGCAAGAGCGTTAGTCTGAGCAGCGGCGGGCGGCGCAGGCTCACTAGTAGGCTCAAAAGGCGGCAACGGTTCGGCCAAAAACGGGTTGGTCGTTGTTGGCATGCTGTAGCTAAAAACGCGCCCGGAAGCAGAGTCCATTGGGTTTACATACCGCACCAAAGGCCGGCCTGATTCAGACTCGCTTTGCAACATGCCACGCAATTCGGCTTGTGACTTGCCCTGCGCTCGACGTTGTGTAGATGTTGGGGAGCTTTCATAAGGCATTACCTCAATGAAAGGACTTTCCGGCGTACCTTTTTCTTCGACATGCGACCGCATGTCAAAATCAGTGCTTTTAACAGGCTCAGCCGCTGCCGGCGCAGCACCAGTGATCGCGCCAGCAGCCGATGTCGGCGTTGCTGCTCCAGCCGCGCCGGGGGCCAATCCTTCGCCGCGCTCGTATTCATCAAGCCGCTGCTGCTTTTGCAACGCTTGATAGATGTTGTACCCCTGCTCGCTGGTTCTGGGATTTTGCATCATCAGCAGCGATGCAGTCCTAAGATCGGGGCCGCCTTTAGCCGAGATAGCGGCTGCGATCTGACCAAGAACGCCGCGCTCACGGCGCAGGTCTTCTAGCTGCATGCCGGCCACTTCAGCCTGGCGCTGACCACCTACAATCTGTTGGACTTGCGCGTACTCGGCCAGCGCATTACGCGGCCTAAACTCGGGCTGGCGAAAGCTCATCGCAATGTTAGGGTTAACGAGTGCCATGATTAGTACCCCACGCCAGCAAAGTTAGACGGGTCGTAACGGCGGCTGTTAAGAGCCTGTTGCAGCAACGAGTTCTGCGCTTGACCCTGCTGATAGTTCATGTATTGGCCCAAGCCGCCAGTAATTGCGTTGGCTGCGCCCATGTAGCCAGATGCGCGGGCCTGAGCACCAGCACCAATGGTTTCAGCCAAGTTGGAGCCGAACTGCCCGGCTTGTCCGGCAAGATTTTGCGCTGCGGTCTGACCAACGCCGGCCAGCGATTGCAACGGGTTAAGCCGCGCTTGGCGCTCGGATTGATAGCGGTTGAAGGCGTTCTGGTACTCTTGTGAGCCCATCTCCTGCCCAAACCGCGTCAGCGCCTTGCCCGTAGCGCCGCCCATCAGCCCGCCCCGCGCCGCAGCCGACCGCTCCAGCGCCTTCTGGCCCTCCGACAACCTGAATGCGTAGCCAGGATCAGCCTGAAACTGTTGCATTCCGAACGGCGTGTATTCGGTTGCCAGCGGGATCAGCTTGTTAAGCGCCTGCTCACCAGCCTCACGGTAGGGTCTGCCCAGTTCAACCTGACGCTCAAAAATCTCGCGCTGCACATCGGCAGCGCGGTCAGCAGCGGCGGCTTGTGTGCTGGCGGCGCTGCTCGACGCCCTGCTGCCAAGCAAAGAACTGCCAATAATTGCGGCGGGAAGCATCCATGCGGCCATGTCAAACTCCTTAAGTCACTTCGCGTCCACTGACGCGCATGTTGATGGCGCTGGCAGTTCCAGCAATTGTACTGATGAAGTCGCCGATGCCAAGCACCTGGCCCACGAGTTCGGGGAAGGTGTACACCTCGGACGGCTGAAGTGTCTTAGTCTTGGTGATCAAGTTCTGGTTGCCAGCCGAACCAGCAGCCGTGACGAGGTTGACGCTGATCGTCGCGGCGCTGGCGCTGTAGTTCGTCGCGGTGAACTTGTCGATGATGGTTGTCACGCCAGTCGCGGTGTACTGGGTGGTTTGAGTGTTCTCGACCGTCTTGGCCGGAACGAGGACTTTGACTGAAACGGTCATGGCTAGACTCCCTGTAGTGTCGGCACAGAGGCTATCGACACAGTTAATATGACTGACGGCGTGGCCGGGCGAACTGGTCCAGTTTTTGCAGCAATGTACTCAATTGTAGTGGAGGTGTCAGTAGTTGCCCACATCAACTCGATGTACTCGTCTGCGGCTAAATCGATGAACAAGTTCAACGCGCCGATCAAGTGGCCGTCTATGGAACCGTGCCGATTGGGCACGGAAAACTGGCTGTTGGAGTCAGGCACATCAACCCCGTTTTTACGCATCCAAACGTCAATGTCGTGGATGTTGTTGTCGGTGTTGACCATCTGGACGCTGAACTGAATGTTGTACGTTCCGGCAATTTCGCACCTGACCTTGGACTTGCAGGTGCCGGTGATGGTTGTAGACGCTACGGTCTGCGACACGCTGACCTGATAGGTGCCGGTGCTGCCATCCGTGCCTGTTAGCTGGGACACAATGCGAGTTCCAGCCGTAACGCCAGTGCCCGTGATCACCATGCCAGGGTAAATTGGCCCCGAGGTGATCGCTGTCACCGTCATGGTGGTTGTGGCAATCGACGCAGTGAACACGGCTGTGCGGTCTTCTATCGTGACGTTTTTGCTGAACTGCGTGGTGTCGTACAGCAGCGGGTACGCCGTAGTTGTTGAGCCGTCTGGCTGGTTGGCCGTGCTGTAAAAGGAGCCGTATACAAACTGCGGAATCTGCGGCGTGGTAATCGGCGCAGATTGAAGCGCGTCGATCTGCTTTTGCATCTCGGCTATCTGCGACACCAAAGCCGAGCAGCAGTCTGCCAACGCTTCTGCTTGGATTTGCTTAGCCAACTCATTGCTCAAATCAGCCGCAGGCGGCAGCGTCTGCAACTCTTGCCGCACGGCGTCGAGCGCAGCCTCAAGAGACGCAATCGTTGACTCGGCGCTGAACGTAAGCCCTGAGTCATCAACGACTGCCGTGGCCGCATCGTTGAGCGACAAGAAGAACAAGTACCAAGCCCTGTCGATCAACCCGGTGCGCGGGTCGATCAACGGCACCCGTGGCGGGGTGATTGGCGTCGGCGTTGCGTTAGGGCTAGGCATTCGTTGGACTCAGAATCAACTCTGCGCCCATGATGCTGATCTTGACCGGATCGGTGCCCGATAGCTCATAAACGCGGTCGCGCAGCTTCAGGGTCATGCCCATGCGCCGCCAGAACACCCGGCGGTAGTATTCGCCGATCTTGCCGATCTGCGCCCAGTGCTCGTTGCCCCATGTGTGGCCGCCGTCGTCCGACCAGCGCAGCATGACCTCGGGGTTGCTGCCTTGGCCCAGATTCAGGCCAGTGCCGGCCTCAATGTCCAGTTGCAGGCTGTGCTGCGCGGTGCGCTTGAGGTTGTTCTGGCCGGTAGGCAGCGCCCGCCACGACCGCAGCCACTTCTGGATGCTGCCGTTGTCCGAGTAGTCTTCCAGATCAAAGGCGTAGATGTTGCCGTTCTCGTAATCGCCAACAACGATCTTGTTGTTGAACGCCATCTGGCAGTTGCTGCGGTGCCGGGTGAACTCGCCGTTGCTCCAGCCAGCCCGCTCGTGCCAGGCTTGGGTGGCGGCGTCGTAGACCCAGGTCGTGTTGGCCGTGGGGAAGATCAGCACATAAAAGCTGTGGCCGTCCTGCTGGTAGGTGTACGCGATGGCGTCCGACAGGTCGCTGTACTGCTGAATCTGCCACTCAACGGCGTGGGTGCTGATGCGCTGGCCGGTGTAGCCGTTGGCCCGGTAGACCATGCCTTGGCCCCGGCGGTCGCGCCCAAGCCAGAACAAGGCGTTGTCCATCTTGGCAACCGAAAACGGGGCCGCGCAGCCCAGCTCGTTAAACGCGCCTTGGATGCGCTGGAGCGGGAAGTCGGTCGCGCCGGAGTCGTACCAAACCTCAATTGAGTTGGTGCCAAAGGCCCAGATTTCGCGGAAATTAGACGCCACGGCAACCAGCCCGTCAGGCGAGCCCTCGGTGCTGGCAAACTCCAGCGGGTCAATCGACGTGCCGTCCAGCAGCGCCGTGATCCACATCTTTTGGCTGTTGGGCTGATTGAAGACGAAGTAGCCGTCCAAGTAGCCCACGGTCACGGCGCCGGGAAAGTCCGGGTCGGTGATCTGCCCAAAAGCGTTGGTCGTGTTGTTGTAGATGTAGCTCGGGCCGTTGGCCGCGATGAAAAGCTGGGTGCCGTTGTCGGCCATGCTGACCGGGCCGGTGCCGGCCACGGTGCCGATGAGCGTCGGCGTGTAGCTGTTGTTGATCTTGTAGAGTTGCGTGCCCGACACCACGAAGCCGGTGCCGTCCTGCGGCGAGAAGGCCCACAGCCCTCGGATCGGGCCGGTGCCAATCGAGTTGAGCAGCTTTAGCCCCGGAGCGCGGTTCAAAAACGCCGGCTCCTTGCCCGCCTCGGGCACGATCTCGGGGAACAGGTTGACCATGCGGGCGTCGGCAGCGTTGACGCTGCGAGCCACGTACGAGCTACCCAATATAGGAGTTTTCATCAGTAGTTACCGGCATAGATGTTGTACCGCTGCCGCGTGGCAATCAGCGAGTACGGCATCGACATCACATCGTCCGGGTTGTTGATGCGCTTGAGGTTGCGCTTGCTGTACATCGCGATGCGCTGCACCTGGGGGCTTGGCTCGATGCCAAACTCCGGCGCGATCTCGCAGGCCAAGTTGTAGGTAAACGCCCGCAGATAGCCTGGCGGGAACAGAATCTGGGTGGACAGATTGGCCGGCTGCGTCAGCTCTTGGACGCTGATGAAGTGAAACTCCAGCAGCCGCGTCGGGCGCGGGTAGATGAAGATGTCAAAGTCCGGGTAGGTGTTGTTGACGAACATCACCTGCGGGTACGTCGAGGTCACGGTCTTGACCGCGATGCCGTCGTACTGCTGCTGGTTGATCAGCTTGATGCCGTACGACACGCCAGTGCCGGGGTCTTTAAAGTAGGTGGCGTCGTCCACCAGAATCGGGCGTACAGCAGTGCCGTTGAGCCGCACCAGCGAGCCGCTGGGGCCAAGGGTTGCGTTGATTAAGCCAACCGGCCAATTGCAAATCTGGTCGATGGTGGCAAAAACAGACAGGCGCTCGGTTGACCACGAGTCGATCATCTGATTTAGCGCCATCAGGGAGTCCTGAGACACTGAGGCCGACGACGTTTCGCCCTCGGCTAGAACGCCTAGCAGCCGCAACGCCCGGTTAATCTGTTCGCCTGCGGTGTAGGTCGTCATGCTATTCCTCTTCGTCCTTTTTGCGCCGCCCGCGCCGAGGTGCAGGTGCTACCTCAATTTGCGGCTCGATCTGAGGCGCATCTTGTTCCTCAGGATTGTAGCGTGACCAGCCGTTTTGAACATCAAAATCGGCTTCTAGGTCCATCACGGCAACTTTAGCGCCGTGGACGGGATGTGTCAGGTAGATTGCGGCCATGTGTGCAAAAGTGGGGGCCAAAGCCCCCACTTAATTAAGAAGCGACAAGAGGAACGGAGAACCAGTCTGTGGTGTCATACGCCACAAACCAGCAAGCCGTTTTCGCAGCCATCGAGAAAGCCGTAGTGCCCGCGACGCCGTTGATTTTGGCGCTGCCGGGAGCGTAGACCTTCAAAATAGCGTTGGCCGTATCGTCGTTCTTAACCACAAGCAGTCGGCCGGCCGTGGGAGCAGGCAGCACAACACCTTTGGTGGCGTCAGCTGCAGTCACCCAGTTGAACGAAGCCGTCATAGCCGTCGCGTCGGCGCGGGTCGAACCCGCAGCCGCCGGTTTGGCGACGTCGACGCTCAGGGAGGCGCCGGTCAGCGTGGGGCTGGACAGCGTGCCGCCGGTGATCGTGGAGTTGGAAATAGCGGCACCCGTAATCGTGGTCCCTGCGACAAGCTCGGGATCGGAAAACGCGACGCCTACTGCTTTAGTATTTGGCATGATATGTCCTTTTAAAAACAGGAGGCCGAAGCCTCCCGTTAGCTTAGACGCGGTACAGAGTCCAAGTCGTGTCGCTGGTTTTACGAGCGATAAACGAGGCCGAAGTACCATCGTTGATGGTCAGCGAGCCAACAATCGTCCAGCCCGTGCCAGTGCCAGCGGCCATCGTGATGTCGCCGGTCGAGGTGCCAATGTTGACCACCACCCAGTTAAAGGTGCTGCCAACTTTAGCACTGGAGACCAGATCGTTCACACCAGTGACGCCGCCTGCTGTAACCACGATAGGCATCGTGTAGATCGTAGCAGTGGTGCCAGGATTGGCGATCAGAATACCGCCGGTTACTTCAGCAGCGGTCAGAGTGACGGCGGAAGTGCCAGTTTCAGTAGTAGGGGCGGGCAAGTAGCCGATGACGGGTTCGTTGAGGTTGCCGTCGCCGACTTGATAGCCGCCTGCGCCATTAGGGAGAGCCATGATAAATTCCTTTCAAAAAGTTACGAATTGAAGCCCCCGAAGGGGCGTCAAAATCAACCCCACATCCGAACGCCCATCTGGGGACGGATGGTGCTGTAGCCGTACAGAACGTCAATACGGCAAGGCATACGGTCGTTGTTGATGTCGTACTGGCGCACCACACGCAGGCTGATGCCATTGTGAACGGCGCGAGCGGCCATGTCCACACCTTGCGGCAGGAGCAGGTCGGCGGTTGCGAAGGTGATCGCGTCCTTGTGGTACACCAAGTTCTGGGCGTACTGGCTGGACGGAGCGCCAACGAACACGACAGCCTTGTTGTTGCCAGGCAAAGCGGTCATGGTCGCCAGAGCATGGCTGGCCGAGTACATCGGAGCCACGGTCACAGTTGCGGTGGTGGTGGCGGTCGAAGAAGCCAAGGCCACAAACTGAAACAGCGAGCCGGTGGACTCGCGAGTCTGCGGGTTCACAGCGTAGACATCAGCGATGGTGAACACGTCACCAACAGCGATGGTGTCGCCAGAGCCAACAGTCAGGGTCAGCGTAGCATCGCCTTCAGCAGTCACGGCGGCGGCGGTAACCACGCCAGTAGCAGCGCGGGAGCCGGTGGTGTGCTGCTTGATCGACTGAGACATGTTGATCTCGTCGAAGCCCAACACGCCCATGCCCATCATGCCGTTCTTGAACTGCTTGCTAATGGTGTCGGTGGGGTTGAAGAGACCCTTCATGCCCTCGACCAGACCAGCGTTGGCAGCCGGGTTGACGGTTGCGTAGCGCGGGCTCATCACAGCAGCGTTCTCGTTGAGCTTCTGCTGGGCTTGCAGCAGAACCAGCGAGGTAGCGGGCGTGGTGCCAGGGGTACCGACGGAGTTACCGATGCTCTTGTAAGCGTTGGCAACGTCAGCGTCGATGCTCGATGCCAACTGGCTGATACGAGGCTTCAGAACACGCTCTGCGAAGTCGTCCAACTGCATGGTTAGTTCGGCAGACGTGAAGTTCACGCCGATGTGCTTCTGCGAAGCCACAGTCAGGGTGGTGAACTGCTCGTTGTCATCTTGCACTTGCAAGGCGGCGCCGTCGGTGACCAGAGCGCGGTCAGGCAGACGGATACGCAGAGTCGAACCAATCTTGGCACCTTCAACAGCAAAGCTGTCGTCGTACTGACGGTTCACGTTACGGGTGAGCACAAGGTTGTTTTCAAGGATTTCCAAAGCCTTCCTTGTGATCATGTCAATGGTGAGAATACTGTTCGCCATGATGCGAGTCCTTTCAAAGTTTTAGCGGTTCATTTGCGCTTGCAACTTTTTCATCTGCCTAGCACGTTCAGCTTCAATCCACTGCGAATCTGTCATGGTCTTGGTAGACCTAGGATCAGTCGTGTCGTAGGACGAACTTCCACTGGTGCGTGCGGTAACAGGCGAAATAGGCGTAGGCGCAGACGTAGTTGGTTTCACAAGAGGATTGGAGCCAAGTTTGGCCTCAATCTTCCCAATCTCTCGGGCCTGCAAAAGAGGTGCCAAGCGGGAAATGCGATCAGCTTCCTTCGGGTTGGTTCCCAGCCAATAGGCTAGGTCCGGCCCCATGTCGGACGCCTTGATTGTCTCGGCCATCACGTCAGTGACTCGAAGCTGCGGGTTGTAGGCGACTTGTTCAAAGTCGTCGTACTTGGCCCTGGCCTCTTCCTCACGGTCGTGGTAAGCGTCGTTAATCTCAGCCTGCTGCCGTTGGAACTCACGCTGCGCAAGCAGTTCTTCAGCCTTTTTGACGGCCAGCGCTTCCGCGTAGGCATCAGGCGACTCGAAATGCTCGATAGGCGGGACTTCTCTTGGCGCTTGCGGTTGGGCAAGTTTAGCCTGCTGCTCACGTTCCCATTTGCGCTGCTCTCTGGCAAGGCGCTTGCTGATCTTCTCGTCGAGTTCAGCCTGGGTGAATTTCTTCTCCTCGGGCGTCTGCTCGGGTTGACTCTCAGCTACTTCCGGCGCGTTTTGTGCATTCTCCGGGGCGGCCGTCGCCTCGGGTGCTGGCGCGGATTCAACTTCCGCTAAGGCTTGTTGGACTTCTTCAGTCATTTTTGATTCTTGTGAATCCCTGGTCTACCGGGCCAGTACAGTTCTCAGATTATGCGCTAAGAAGGCGCAGTGTCAAGACGATTAAAGTTGAATCAACGAGTTGCCGTTGCGGATAAATTGCACCACTTGGCCGGTTGTGAACGCAGTGTCTGTTCCAGTCTTCAAAATAAACTTGAAAGCCGCATTGACGCTGTAGTTGTTCTTCAATGTGCAGTTGGTTGAGAAGTTTAAGTAGAACACCTCAAACTCACCGATCATTGGGTAGTCAATCGCAAGTTCTTCATAAGGACGTATGGAGACAAAGCCTTCCAGCGTTGTCAACGTTCCTGTCATCGCGACATCCCAAACATTTGACGATGCTCTGTTGAAATACGCAATGCAATTAGTTGCGGTCACCGTTGTCAAGGTTGTTGCGCCAATATTTACCGGACGATTTCTGTTAAACCCTGCCATTGTTGGGTATTGCAACAGCGTGATCGTATAGTTGTTTGGTAGCAGCGCATCTACTGTGTACCCAGTTCCTGTGGAGTTCGCGGCATCTATGGCCCACATCTTAATTTCGGCGTTAGTAATAAACTTAGTGCCAGAAAAAGATGAGTTAATTGTTCCACGGCAATCTTTAGCTGTGACCCAATTCATATCGTTGTCAACCAACAGCAAGTTAGTTGTGATGGTCGGAGGGCGAATGCGCTCAAGATGCAACTGAGCATCGGTAGCAGGCTGTGTTCCTGTGTAGCGAACAATGGCGTTGGTCGTGCCACTGTCTTGCGAATGTCGCCATCCGTCAATCTTAATGTCGTGAATGTCATAGTCACGAATCCACATCGCCACAAAATTGTCGCCAGCGTTTTCCGCATAGCAGTCTTGAATGACGATATTGGTAAATCCAATTGCGCCCGTTGCGCCAACAGATGTACCTAGCTCAAAACCAGCCACAACAGTTCCGCTTGCCTGCATACCGCCAAGAGCAAGATAGCAATACTCAAAGCGAACATCAAGGCAGGTGTCAAACAAGCCAACAACAGGATAAAAAGAAGCACCAAGAATATAAAATTCTTGCTGAAACTCGCACATGTTGAAAACTTTGTCGCGGTTTGAATTGGGTACGCTATCGTCTTTGTAGACTGACGATGGTAAACCGGTGTCCCACACCGATGAGCAATACTGACCACCAAAAATTGAGCCTTCTACAAAAATGCCCTCTGCGCGGGTGTTGATGTAGGCCGCTTTCAAGAACGGGCCGAACACATAGGCGTTGTAAATTTTGACCTGCTGGCAAGTTGGGCCAGCAGTGATATTCAAGCCCTGAAGCGTGTAGTTTCCTGGCTCACGGTACAGCATCAAACCGCACACGGGGCGGTTAGCAAGCGAGACAGCCTGCCATGCAGTCAAGTCTAGATAAGACGGGATTTTCAACCCGTGAATTTCGCCGCTATAGCACGATCCAACTTCGACCACATTCTTGTGAAACCAGTTTGCATCTGGGTCAGGCAAGATGATTGCACCATCGGCAAAGATGCTAAAAAACCACATGCGGCGAAACGAAATAGTGTCGCTGACGTAATATTTCCCTGGTGGGATGTAGATGGCAACACCAGCTTTTTCAGTTGTTGCTGCGGTCAATGCTTGGAAAGCAGCAGTGCTGTCAGTTGCACCTGTTGGGTCAGCACCGTAATCAAGGACGTTGTAAGGCGCCCCTTGAATCATGGAGTAGGAAACTTTTGTCAGCATACAAAACCCTTATACCGAGTATGTCAAGGAAAATTGTGCGCCAGCCCCACCTTGTGCATTAGCTGCGTACCCGGACACTTGAGTTCCGTTTAAAAATCCGCGAATAACAGCGTAATCTTGACCGCCTGCTGCAAACAACTGAACAGCGGTTGCTGCTGGTAAGTTAGCAAATCCATACACAAATACAGCGCCGGCCCCTGGTGAAGAATTTTGAATATTAAAAGGCAACCCACTAATTCTAAGATCGCCGGTGGGGGATAAAACAGACGCAATGTTGATATATCCTTCAACAGTAACCAATCTACCTATTCGGGTGTACCGCCCGCCGCGATCAGTGGATGTGATGCTGCCACTTGTCCCAGCTTGAAATGCAGGCGTCCAAGTCCCCTCCTCATACCAGTTCAGCAACTGGCTCGTCATCCCCGCTGCGGGGGTGTTGGCGGTGAAGTTGACGCCTTTGGCTGCGGTGCTTTGGGTAATGTTGTCCGTAAACGACCCGCCAGCCGTTGCAACAGCGCGGCCAGCCGTAAGGTTTGCGACAGACACTTTTACCGTTGACCCGCTTTGAACAATCGGCAGAACCTCGGTGCCGGCAAGAGGAGTGCTTGCCCCAGTCAGTGCAGAAATTTTTAGGTCGGCCATGATTGTTCCTTAGACGTAATTGACTTCGATTGTCGAAGTAGTAGGCGGTGCCTCTGAGAAGGTGAGCACAGCGCCAGCAATGCTGTATGTGTTCTTTTGCTGGTACACGCCGTTGATGTACACATTGGTGGCGTTTTCGCCTGCGGGGGCGCTTGCCAGCGTGAATGCCACAGTGGAGCCATTGCCGGTAAAGTTGGCAATGATTGCGGTGGCGTTAAAGCTGCTGCCCACATTGTCGTATGTGGCGATCAAAACGCCGGTGCTGGTTTCAAGCACGAACTTGTACAGCCGCAGTGCAATCCAAATCTCGCCGCCGCTAGGCACCCGGCCAGCAGCATTTAGCACGATGGGGTTGGTGTGCGCGGTGTTGCCGGACGACGAGGTGTACGAGGCCAGCGGCGTAGTTGTGCCAGCTTCGTAGGTGTAGATTTTGCCGCCAGTCAGCACATTGCCACTGTTGTCAAAAAATTGAGCACCAACGCCGCCAAAGACTGAAAGCGATACTGCGGGCATGTGTTACTCCAACAAAATCAAGCCGCCGTCCTCTTGGACGAGGTTGTCACCGGACTCGGTAAGAAGGTTGCTCTGAGCCTGCTCGCTACCACGCCCGCCGAAAAGCGAAATGATGCCGCCCAGCCCAAGGCCGACGGCGTTGCGAAAGGCTACACCGAAGCTCATTGCTTGTTGATGGGTTTGGCGTACGCAGTTCCGTCGGTGCTGCCAATCCGCAGCACGCTGACGCGCCAGGGAGCGCCGGTCGTGTTCAGCGGCACGACAAACGGAATGGGCGTGAAGGCGGGGATCGGGGTGCTGGCGCTGGTAGCCACGGCCCCCACACCTACCTGAACGTAGCAGGGCTGGTCAGACCACACCATCACGCCTTGAGGACCAGCGCCCCATGCAGTCGTGTTGCCCGCAGTAGCACCGGCAGTTGCGGAGTAAGCGGGAAAATCCGCTTGGCTCATCGGGTTGAGGAGTTCCATGATGTGTCCTTTACGCCAGGAATTTCAGTTTGTACAAACTGGTCAAGTACAGTTCGACGATATTATCAATCAACTGCTGCAATGTTGAGTCTTCTTTTTTCGCCACCTTGTAGCGCATCTCCTCGACCTCGGCCAGAGATGCCTCAAGGAACTCGGTGATGTTGGTCGTCTTCTTGGCCGAGTGTAAGGTAATCGGCCCGATCAGCCCGTGACGGCCTTGGTACGCCTCGGCAAACGCATCAGCGTGGTCGATGATGGTGTCGTAGAAGGTGTTGAGCGCCACATGCTTGGAGTAGCTGCGCGTGTTCAGATGCACCGAATGGGCTACGTCGCGAGCCAAGAACAAGAGGCCCATGAAGTCTGCGGCGGTGCTCATTGCATGGCTCCTTCAGGTGGCATCATTGGGGGCTGCTGCTCCATCATCTCTGGCTGCATCTCCGGCATTTGCGAGTTCAGGTTGTTGCTCTCCATCGCCGCAGCCACGACGCCCATAGCGATGTCCTGAATCTGCTGCTCGGTCATGCCGGCCTGCACCGCACTGATGCGCTGCGTCTCGGCCTGGTACGCCTTGATCTCGGCCTCAAACTCTTTGATCGACAGGTCGCGGGCTTCCATCGACTTCTGCACGTTTTGAAGCATCCCGGCCATCTGCTGCATCTCTTGGTTCATGGCCTCCATCTGCTGCTTGGCCGCAGCCAGCGCCGGATTGTCCTCATCGTCGCCGATGATCGCCGGGTCGATGACCTTGGCAAACCGCTGAGACATCTCCTGAGCGCCCGGCCAGTCCATGTTCTTGACAAACAAGTCGCCAGCCACGCGCCAGAGGTCCGGGTTGCCTTGCAGCAGTTGAGCCATCGCTTCCAGCGACTCTTGACGCTTGGTGGCAAAGCCGGGCCCGGTGATGACCATCACGTCGTACTTGCCGACGCCGGGGTTGTAGATTTTGTCCACCACGATGCCCTGCTCGTTGCGGATTTTCTTGACCGGCTCGGGCTGCATCGGGTTGATCTTGATCATCTTGGACTCGCCATCCTCGCCGACAATCCGGGCGATGCGCTGCGTGTCGTAGATTTTCGGGATCAGGTCGATCAACTGACGGCCGATGTAGCGAATAAACCGGGCGTAGTTGTCAACGTAGTGATAGGTGCCGGTGTCCGACTCTTTTTGCCGGGCCAAGATAGCCCTGCCCGACCGCTCGTTGGACGTTTGGCCCAGCGATGCGTTGTACTGCCCAGTGACCGACTTGATGTCGTCAGCAGCGCCCATTTTGGCCTGTATGAGCCCGGTCTGGGGCAGGGGCGGGGCAGCACGCTGGGGCAACGGCAAGACGGCTCCTGCGCCGTCTGTAACGTCTGGGTTGACCTCAAGGTAGGGCCAGTTCTGGGTGTTTGCAGTCTTCCACTGCATCTCGTAACCCTCGAACTGACCGCCGTAGCCGATGAACGGCGCCTTGGGGGCCAGCGCCAGCATCTCGGCCTCTTGGCTGGTCCAGTAGTTGTACATGCGCTGCGCGTCTTTGGCGTTACGCACGAGGCCGCTGACGTACAGCCGGCCTTCAACCTCGAACTCATTGCCCACGCAGCGGATCACCGGGATGTGCGAGCCGGCCCAGTCGGACCGCTCCAGCACCTCGTAGCCGTTGATCTTGAGCCACTTGACCTTCTTGCGGTCAGACGGGCGCGAGCGCAGCGGCTTGCCAAACTGCGCCCGCATCATTTTGTCCTCGGGCGTGCCGCTAAATGCCGTGGCGTTGCCGGGGTACAGGTTGAGCGTTTCCTTGGTGTTCTCGATGTAGAAATATTCGGCGATACGCACCGTGTTTTCGTTCATCCACTGGCTAAAGCCTTGGTCGCCCACGCCCAGCGTTTGCAGCGTGGTGATGGGCGCAGCGTCCGGGTACTGGCGCTCGTACTCGTCCTTGGGGATGTCCTCGGTGATGAAGCACCAGCGGGCGTCTGAGCCGCACGGGTCTTGGATCAGCGGGTCCATGTAGACGCTAAAACTGTTGCGGATGCGCCCGATCTTGATGTCCTGATCGAACGTGTTGTCGTCGCAGTACTCGGTCAGAATGCGAGCGTAGCCCTCGCCGTAGGACACCTGGTTCTCGCAGGCCGTGTCGTAGGCCACGTCGGCGTCCGAGATGTACTCGATGTGCCGGATCATGCCGTTGAAGATCTCGGCTACCTCAACGTCAGCGCCGTCGTCTGCCGGGATGACCTTAGGCTGCGGCCGGTTCTGCCGCTGCTCGTTGGTCACTTGGTGGACGTGCTGGGGCAGCTTGTTGATTGTCAGGCACGGTCTGGCGTTGATCGTCTGGCCCTGCACCGCGCCACGGGTCGCCAGCACGTCAGCCGGCCACTGCCAGTGGTTGTCGGGCGAGCCGGCGTAGAACCGCAGGTCGTCCAGCTCGTCCTCACGCGACTCAGACAGCGCAGAAATCGCCATGTCGAGGCGACTACGGGCCGTCGAGAGCACCTCAGAGTCGCTCTTGTCCTTGGCCGAGCCGCCCTCGCTGACCGCTCCAGCAGCGGCGATTCCTGTGTAGTCTTGAGGCATGATTACTTGATCTTGTTCAGAACCTTAGCAACCGTGGCCTTGACGTTGGTGCCCGACGGGATGCTGCCGTGACAACCCATGCCCGGCATTTTGGAATACGTCTCTTTGTTGCGGTCAGGCATCCCGCCGCCGGACATCTTCGGCTCACGGGCGTTGAGTTTGCTGATGGGTGCGAGGATTTTGCTCATTTCTTGCCTTTTAAATTTATGCCCACACGCGATGCGGGCTACTTACTTGAACTGCAAACGGCGTCAGTGTATCACTCTGAGGCCCACGGACATTGACATGCCAGCCTTCGATAGGAGTCATTACTGGCTCCTCGTCAGTGCCGCCCGTGCGCTTGTAGATAATGCCAATGGTGTCGATGCTGCCCTCGTAGCCTTCCAGCGCTTGGGTGGCTTGGGCTTCGCTTGTGAATTTTAGGTATAGATCAGTCATGCTGTGATCCCTTGCAATTCAGCGTTTGCCAAGCGACGGGGGTAGTAGGCGATTTGACGATACCGGATGTTTGAGGTACTACCTGCGCTTGACGCCGAAAGCCGCAATGCAATAATTCCAGTTGGGACTGCTGCAACAGTATCTGTAGTTCCGGCAGTTCCGTTGATTGCACCGACAGTATTGTTTGTCGCAAGCGCAACCGCTTGCTTGTAATATGCTCCTGCCGCATAAGTCGTGCTAGGCGTTGAATTAACCGCCTCTGTAATGCTAGAAACAACTACTGGGTTTTGCATGTTGTTTCCGGATGTGGCGGTCATCCCCCAGTAATTAGCTGTCGTGCCGTCGTCCACAATCAAAGTTCGCTGCCCTGCAACCAATTTCAACCCAACCCAAGCATAGTCTGCAAACAACGTCCCCGCACTGGCGTTATACCAACTACTGAAGTTCGTCCCCGTCATGCTTGCAAAATCAGCCGCACGGGTCACTTGTGACGCCACTGTGGGGATGTAGCTGGTGGCGAAGGCTCCGGCTTCTAGTTGAGCGCCCCAGATGAAGATGCCTGATGTGCCGTCGCCTACTGTGTCAGAAGCATTAACCTGCCCGTAAATTCGCGGTGATGCCGTTGCCGTGGCAACAGTTGTGTATGTAATTGAACATCTGTACCAGCCGTTACCGGCAGGTGTTATGGAAGCAGTGCAATTTGCAACGCCGGTAGTTGTTCCGTTTGCTAGATTGAAATATGCTCTTGTAATTGATGCAACAACCGTACCTGTAATTCGTAATTGACAAAAATTGTACTCACCTGCTTTAGCGTAAACACTAACGGTGTATGCTGTTCCAGTGGTTTGGCTTAAAGACTGAACAACAAAACCAAGTTGGCTAATGTTTGAAGTTATTTTGTCGCCAGTCAATGCCCCATCCGGCGCAATAACAGTATTTGCCGTAATACTGGAGTTGGTTTTAGTCCAAGCCGCATTGTCAAACTGCTCAGAATACGTCCACAAATTTACCCGCTGCTCTTCAATTAGCAGCCCAAGGCTTGCAAGCGTTGTGGGGTTGTAGTCAAACCGGGGTGCGTCGATGGCCGCTGTTTGGATCAGGCCGTTAGAGCCGGTGAACGTGGCCGTGGTAGAGCGTGTGAAGGTGATGCGGGGGTCGAGCGTGCTGGTGTTGGTGAAGTTAAGCAGCAGCGAGGGTGACAACTTGTTAAGCAAGTTCGGCCCGCCAAGCGTTGCTTGGTACGACACACCCAACGAAACAGCGTTACGCGCCCCAAGATAGCTCATTTTTTAGCTTTCGGTGCAGCACGTTTGACAGCATATGCAATGGCAACGGCCTGCTTGACGGGCTTGCCGCTCTTGACCTCCGCAGAGATGTTCTTGCGGAAGGCTTCTTTGCTGGTGGACTTGACGAGTGGCATTATTTACCCTTCTTGGCAGTTTTGGCCGACTCTTTGAACGCCTTGTCGGTAGGTGCGCCAGGCGAGCCAGGCTTTCGCATCTTCTCGTTAGAACCTTGCTTGATGCGCTCGCGTTTAGCTGCAATGTTACTGTAGAGTCCGGGTTTAGTAGCCATGATAGCCTTATTTTTGCATGATACGTTGGTTGATCGGTGCGTCTGTAGCAATAAACGGGTTGTACAGAAAATTTTCCGGTGCGTCTTGCTGCCGCACTTTTGCGGGTAGCCGCACAACGCTTTCATTTCTCATGTAGCTGTATTCAGGGCGTTTTGCGCCGTAAGTGCTAAAAGACCCTATGTATTCGCTAGGCACAATTCTGACAGGCATGTATTCCACACCTTGCTCCATCAGTACCATAGCGCGGTGACGCCCTTCATGCCCGGTTACGCGGGCGCGTGATTGGTCTTTAGACACACGCATTTCCAAATACGGGACATCCGCAAGCGGCGTGTTCGTGCTGATAGCTTGCCGAATGCGGTCCAATTTTTCTTTGCTTGGTTTTTCTAGCGGCGCAGACAATGACAAAAAATCTTGGGGGCGCACAAACGCAAGCGTTTCTTTTGCTTTGGGGTCGTTAGCTTGCTTAACTGCTCTTTGCACGGCGTTAGAGTCAAACAAATTGCTCGCCGCAACAACTTTATCCGCAACTTTAGACCCGGCAGAAAGTGACGGTACAAGGGGTAAAAGCCCAAGCCCAAGCAGCATTGCGTCGCCGTAGTTACCTTGCCGCGCCGCTTGCACAGCGTCGTAGCCTGACAAAAGATCACCAATTACAGGCGTAAACCCCAGCGCAGTCTTGGCAACATCCGATGCTTGTTCGGGTGACGCATAGCCACCTTGAAGCGCCCTAGCTTTTGCGCCCTGCGCGGCTATGTTTGGATTGCCAAAGTACGGGCGGCTGAGATCGGCTAAGGCGTTGGCCGGTGTGGGGGCAAGTGCATTGCTAGGCATTTAGCACTTCCATCGTTTGAGTGATGCCTTGGCCCGCTCTGCTGGACCTTTGGCGTTCTTTACGACGCCCTCCATGCGGGCGCAGAAGCTTGCCTTGCGGCCAGCGTCGGCTTTGGTCTTGGGGTTGGGCGCCGGCGCCTTGAGGTTCGAGCCAGTGGCTGCGTTGTACTTGGCGCGGCCCTTGGCGGTCAGGCCCGCGCCCTTGCTGACGGGCAGCTTTTCGCCCCGTCCAACGCTTAGAGACACGCCTTTTTTAGCCATTACGCCCCCATCCAACTGGTTACAGCCCCGCCACTATACCCGCTTGCGGTGCGGATGTGTGACTTTGGCTCACGATACTCTCGGCTGGCGACAGGATACGCAAACGTCAGCGCGATGGCGTCTGCTGCGTCCGGTGAGGCCAGACCACGGGCTTTCATGTCCTTTTTGGACTCTAGATAGATCGTACCACGCGAATCGGGCTTCATCTTAGGCGAAATCAGGTCACTTTTCAAGAACCTGTCGTTGGGCACGCTGGCTGTTTTCAGCCAATCGCGCATATCACCCCACATTTCAGCCCGTTTGTTGCCGTACATAATGGGGTTTTTGGCCTTGTTGCCAAAGTTAACTCCCCTGACCTTGTACCGCTGCTCTTTAAGCCGGTCCACGACCCCCGCCCCCAGCCCGCCCTCGTCGATGTTGACCAACGACGGCTTAAATTCCTCAATCGCGTCGATAACGTGCCCGACCACCGTCATGGTGTCGTCGCCCCGGTGCCGGATCAGCTTGACGATGTCGCGCCCCTGCCGCACGGCAATGACCGTTGCGTCTGCCCCGAACCGCGCCGGGTCTACGCCGATCACAATTGGTGCCGACTGGTCCATATGCTTGGCCCGTTTCATCGCCTCATCGACCACGCCAATACTGATGAACTGATCGTCGCCCTCGTTCGGAAACTGACCGTACACCTCGACGTGCGCTTGTGAAGAGTCCGGCCCGTATTCCGCGATGATCTGCTCGTAAACCGCCTTGTCGGTGCCCTCGACCGTCCTGGCGTCCACTATCTTGGACGCCCAAAACTCCCGTTTGCTGTTAAACGCCTCGTAGAAGTACCCGGTGTTGCGGCGCGGGTTGGAAAACGCCAGCCAAAAGCGGTTTGGCGTGTTCTCCGTAAAGAATCCACTGGTCACCGCCCAGATCGAGTCGTCGATACCACTGGCCTCGTCGAAGATCACCATCACGCCGTCAAAGTTATGCACGCCAGCGTAGGCGTCCGGGTTCTCGGCCGACCATAGCCGCCCCTCGACGCCCCAGTATCTAGTGCCTTTCTTCAGGTCGCGCTCAACCAGCTCTGTCAGCCACTTGGCCGGCATCAGTCTGGTAGCGCTTACTTCGAACCAATGGCTGTTGATCGACATCGCCAGCCACTTTGTCAGCTCGGCCCAAGTGATACTGCGGAGCTGGCTTTCTGAGTTGGCCGAAATAATGGTCGTCGAGCCGATGCGCGTGGACAGCATCCAGTCCGTGATCCAAGACACTAAGGCCGACTTGCCAATACCCCGGCCCGAACTGACCGCCAGACGCAGCACGTCGAAGTCCAGCTTGCCGCCGTTCTTCTTGATGTGCTCGGCCATAGTCGCGAGCACCTCGCGCTGCCACTTGCGCGGGCCAGTGAAGTGCTCCAGCGGCGTGCCCTTGACGCCCCACGGATACGCGAACATCACAAACGCCAGCGGGTTGTCCTTGATCGCCGGGCTCCATAGCCGAGCCATCAGCTCCTGCTCATCCTGCGCGCTGTAACGTGTGGTCTGCATGTTGTAGCACTTGGCTTGGGTTGTTCTCGATTACGTCTACGACGTCCAGTACGCGCCGCTCGGCCTCTTGTAGCGCCGCTGTGATGCTGATGGACTGGTTCACATCTACTGTAATGGCCTGCTTGGCTACCCAGCCGTGGACGTTCTGGAGGATCGCCAGCGCCGCTTTGGCGTCGCCCTGCGCTGCGGCGTCGTGCAGCAGGTGGCTCATCTCCAGCTCGCCCTCGGCGCGGCCCTTGAGTTCAGCGTACTCCGCGATCTCGTCAAACTGCTTGAGCCTGGCGTACTCCTTGGGCAACATGCCTGCGGCCAACGCCAGGTTGTCGCCCTTAAGGCCGAGCTTGGCAGCCTTGTAGATGCGATGCAGCCGGTCCTCAGTCGCTTGCAACTGACGCGGCTCATATGGCAGGGTCTCGAACATTACCAAAGCTCCCGCTCAGCGTTTGCGCGCGCTTGGGCAGCGTCTTCTATTGTGTAGAAGTTCCCTAAAAATTTTCGATTGCCGTTAGCCACGATGTCCGCTCTCCAAGCTTTTTTTAGGCGCCTACCATTACGCAGTGGTCGCAAGGATACACCTTTTACGCCAGATTGGCTACGCCGCTGCGGGCCCGAGTTGTTGGCGTTTTCAGAGCGCCCTACGTCGCGTAAGTTTTCTATACGGTTGTCGGTGCGGTTGCGGTTTATATGGTCAATCACACCCGCAGGCCACTGCTTGTACACATACAGCCACGCTAGTCGCTGAGCTGTGTGCGTTCGGCCGTTAAACGCTATTTGCACATACCCGTCTCGGCTAAGGCCACCAACAACTGAGCCAACGGGCTTAGACCCCCACTTCTTTTTTCGCGTAAACACGCCAGTTGCGGGGTCGTAGCTAAACGCAGCGCGTAAAAGTTCATGTTCCATGTCGCAATTATAGGGCTTGCGTTTTTAAATTTCAATAAAAAAATTCGCAGTTTTTGTAGCCCCTCCGCTGCCGTGACCTCCCGGTCCCCGGCCCCCTCCCCCCCTCGGTTTTGGCCGGCAGCACCTGGCCGCGCGCCGCTTGGGCGACGGCCGTGGACCATGTGGACAATGTGGACCATGGCCCGACAGTCGCATGGCTTGCGTGCTGCGCGGCTGCGCGCCAGTCGCGTGGACAATGTGGACAATGGCCGGTCAAGCGCAAGGCTTGCGTGGCGTGGGCCAAGGACGTGGATTTGTGGACAATGTGGACATGTGGACAATCGATTTCAAGTCGGTCAACCCCCTTTGGGGCGCGGGCTGACGGCGCGGCCCATTGTCACTACTGTATATCCATACAGTATATTTTTTATCTCTCTTTAGACTTATAAACTAATAGTCCACATTGTCCACATAGCCCATTTCCCCAATGGCGCGACGTGGACAACGCCACGTCAAAAACGCTATCCACGCATGGTCCAACGCTATCCACAACCCTACTATCTGTCGCAAACGTGACAACTAGGGGGCTTGACAAGATAAGAGATTCCCTTACACTGTGGCTTCGCCTCGGCGAACCGATAAACACACCTGGAGTAAACGACATGACACCCAAGCAGCTAGCCAAATGGATCGACAGTCTGCCGGACGCGACTGAGATTTACATTCAAGACGATTGGACCGCGCAGCAGCGCGGCGCCGTGCAAGCCAAAGTAAACGCCGACAAGGCGCGCTACGCGGCGCTGCTCGACGCGC